TGCCAGTACGTCCAGCGAGTTTTCGCGGAATGTAACAACAGACTTCTGATCAGCCATACGGCCTTCATGACGGTTAGCATGACGAAGTTGATCCAACTGGATAACTTGGTCAAAGCTTTTCATTGCTTCTTCATTACCTTCAAGTGTACGGTCCCCTGCGGTACCATCACCTTCCAGATCCGAGACCAAGGTCAAAACAGCGCGTGCGCCCTTTTCACTCTTGGTCAACTCTGTGATTTTTTGCACCATGGCGCCCGGACCACTACCGGTAAATTTTTCCAAGAACATCCAGTTCCGAGCTTCTTTCCATACGTCTTTCGACCAGATAGTAAGCTCTTCGTTGGTTAACTTGGCAAAGTTGGTTAATGACATGAGTCATCTCCTATTCAAGTTGACGAAAATATAAAGTACGTTTAGCGACATACAGTGTCGCAAGCTGTTCACAGCGTATCGTGCTGACCTCGAAAACGAACCGTTACGGAGTTACGATTTCCGACCTGTTGTCGTCACAGGTAAGCGTTTGGTCGCACTCAGGCTCTCGGAAGCCCTCGCACGTTATTCTTTACGCCGGCGTGTTCAAGTCACCACGCAAGCGTTTCTTAGTATCTTCTGGTATAGCGTCAAACTCTTTGTCTGACATCTTACCCACGTCGCCCGTATCACCTGTGTCGCCGCCGGTGTCGGAATTCGCACCGGTGCCGCCCATCGCTGGAGCCTGCGCTTTAGCTGCTTTCAGGTTCTTAGCTGTATCAGTGTTACGTAACTGTGCAGACTTCGCCTCTGGCATAATATACCCGACTGCTTTAGCCATAGCTACTGCAGGTGCGTCGCCTTTAGAGACAAACGCGTCGTGCATGTCGAGCACCTCGTTAACGAGGTCTTGGTCGAAGTCTTTAGAATCTTGGTCGAAGGCCGGGTAGTCTGTCTCCAGCTTGTCCACCAGTGCGTCAAACGCAATGTTCTGCTGAGCTTTAGTGCCCGCGCCGGTCGCTGCTTCTGTTGCGATGTTGTTGTACATACTGCGCTCGAATGTGCGCTGTTCTTTAGACAGTTTCACAACTGTGTCTACGTCACCGTCCTTACGAGCTTCTTCGATCTTAATATCCAGCTCATCGATCTTAGCCTCGAAGTCCGCGGTAGTTTTAGGATCACCTCCTGTAGTGTCAGTGCTGGCGTTTACACGCTCGAGCTCCTTAGTAGCTTTGTCCAGAGCAGCTTCTGCTGTTTTCGCTCTGTTAGCTGCTGAGTCATACCGACGTTTGGGTATCATCATCGCGTCGTCGCCATTATCTGGGTCGATCACTTTGTTGTCGTCGTCGACCAGTAGGCCTTCAGCGTTAACGGCTTTGCCTTCTTCGTTGAGTAGCTGGCCTGCTGCGTTGATGAGGAAGCCCTCCTCGTTGATCAGTGCGCCGTCGTCGTCGATAAGCGCGCCGGTCTCATTAGTAACTGCGCCCGCTTCGTTTTTAAACGTGCCGTCTTCTTGTTTAATTGGATCTGACATTTTTACTCTCCACCCTCTATATTAATATTTAGTCGCGTTGCGTAAGCTACGCTGGTTCCTAACTGTTCTCTTCTTTTTCTTTACTACTTTGCCTTTGCTGGATGCTTTGCGCGGCGCGGTTTCTCCTCGGCCAGCAGCTGCGATGCGCGCGTTGTGCGCCGCCATCTTTTTCTTAGTATCTCCGAGCAAGCCCCCAAAAAATGAACCCATCACAATTTCTCCGCGTTTGTATAACTACTATTTATCATCTTTCTTAACAGATGTCGAACTTTCTTTCGCCGCTGCTGATTTTAATGTCGCTGCAGCCTTCGCACTATCTTTCTTAATCTTAGCATCTTCGACAGCCGCTGCGCGTTTTATGAGGCTATCAGCACGAGCGATCTCACGTTTGAGCGCTAGCTCGCCCTGCATCTTCTCACGCTGTAACTGGAGCTCACCTTGGATCTTCTCACGCTCCATGTCCAGCTCACGCGCCTGCATAGCTGCGTCGAACTGCATCTTCTGCGCCTCCTCCTGTCCGCCGCTCTGCTTAGACTCATTAACAGTCTTAAGCGCACGCGCCTCAGTGTACTTAGCATCAGCCGCTTTCTGTTTGATGCTCACCTGCGCCTCAGCAGCCTCCAGCTCTTTAAGCTGAAGCTCGAGCTCAGCCATACGCTGCTCAGTCTCAGTCGCATCGCCGCCGCCCTGCTGTTCTTTAATCTCAGCAGCGATCTCTTTCTTATTATGTAAGTGTGAGCTCTCGACGATGACATGGTCAGGTATGGGTATGCCCATCTCACGCATAGCAGTCGCCTCGTCAAACTGGGCGTCCTCTTGGCTATCGCGTGCGGGGGTGTCAATTATAGTGATGTCGTATTTACCGATGGTCAGGTCGTTGAGCACAGTCCCGTCGTCTTGGGTCTGATTAACAGTTATCTCCTCGGTCTTACGAGAGGTCTCACTGGGGCCGGTTATGCGTACCACGCGCTCCTCAGTGTAGAACTCCTGAACTAGATCCAAGATGTTTCTAGCAAGCAGCTTACGCGTATACGCGAGGTTGCTGAACATCTTGGCGTTAGTGATACCACCGACTGCCTGCTTAGCCTGTATAGCTTTCGCTGCTACGTCTGCACGGTCGAAGCCGCGTGCGGAGTCGGAGACACCACTTAACTCTTTAACGAACTCATCGGCCTTATAGGCGATGCGGTCTAGCCCTGTGGGCACCTGATTAGGGCTGATCTTTTCTAACGGCGCACTGCCTTTCTTACGAACAAGTACGAGGCCGGTCTCAGCACCGCGCTGCTCCAGCTCGTTGCCGTCCATATTCACCAGCTGGTCCTCCTCCATCTGCCACCCGGAGTTCGCCGTGGTGTTCACCACGTGCAGCTCTTGGCTGGTAGTCTTGTTGAGGTACTGCTGGGGGCTGATCAGGTTCTCGACCATACCGATAGTGTAGCCCTTGTGGAACACAGGGAAAAACGGCACAGGGGTAAAGTGTTTGTACGGGCTGACCTCGTTGTGCAGCACCTTGTCATCAGCGGTGACGCACCAGTGGATAATAGGCACCTCTTTAGGGAACACACCGAGGCCGTATTTCTGAGCTACTGCTGCGATGCGGTTGCGGTCCCACGAGTCGGGGACGACGCGCATGTCGCCGGTTATCATATCTACGAAGTGCTCTTTACGCACCATCTTCTTATACTGGCGCTCGATCACTCGGATATAGCGACGCAGCTTGTGGTCTGCGTACCCGGAGGTTACGCCCGGGCGTCTGTGGTGTCTGCCGCTGAACGAGTTGCGCAGCGTATCAATAGAGTCGATGCCGTACTCAAAATCAGAGCGGGTCTTAATCTCTAAGTCCTTAGCATCGGCTTTGTTATATTTATTCGCTATGTCGTTGGGCGTCATCCACTTAGTGATAAACACCTCGTTCCATGTATCCGGATCATACTGATCAGCATCAGGGTCAACGATCACATTCTTACCATTAAGACTCGACAGGTCGACCTCACCACGCAGGTTATTGTCGAAGCTCATACGGCAGTCAATAAACCCCCGGCTCGTAATAGACCCGTCGTCGAACAGAGTAGCTTCGAGCTGGTCCATCGCATTAGAGTTAAGGATGTGCATGTAGAGCTTGTCGATAGTCTCTGCCGTCTTAGGATCTGACAGGTCATCATTAGGCAGGAAGCGGACACCAGCCCGGTTACTCAGCTGTTCGCCCATGATCGTCAGCAGGGAGCTGAAGACCTTATTAATCGTCAATACCGGTTTACCTTGGGCTTCGAGCTTGGCCTTTACCTTAGCTTCCCATTGTTCACCGTAGAAATAGTTCTCACAGAGCGTCGCTTTGTGTACGTAGTCCAGATGGCCGTGGTCACGCGCATATACATAGTGCGACCAGTTCTCTCTGGCTAGTTCGACGTCTTCGGACATTATTAGGCTCCCATAGGATCAATGTGGTTGGGTAATATTAGTTTCTTGCGCCATGACTCTGTTTTAGTAACGTTGCGCTCGACGCGTTTAGGCGCTGACACATTCAGGAACATCCGCGCTAGCCACGCTAATGCGTCGACTATATCATCATGTACGCCACCGGGGAAGCGCAGCAACTCGTGCTGTACGTCTTCGTTCCAGTTCTCACCCTTAGCGAACAGGACTTTACCCTGCTGCATACGACCCTGCAAGGGGCCGGCACGCATTATCTTATCTGTTACCGGCTTCAGCGTATCGTCGAAACTAGGGAACAGGCGCTGCTCGTCCATCACCTTGTTCAAGTGCGGGCCCATGGACAGGCTCAGCTGTCCGTGCTCGATACCAATAACGGGGTTGCCGACGATCATCCGATTGTACTTGTCATACAACCCGAGTATAGCCTCGGCACTCTGATGTATGTTCATCTTCGCCCGAACCACCTCAAGCACAACGAGCCTATCATAGTAGTCTAAAGCGCCCACTACTCCGACCGTGAAGTCATTCTGCTGCTTCTGACCGACCGCTAAATCCCACGCCATACATATCGGAAATTTAGATATCTCCGGCCTCGTGTCGAATTTGAGCATACTCTTAGTAAAGAACATACCCTCGTCAGGCACGGGGTTCTGCTGGTAGAGCGCGCTCCAATGTCGGGGCTGCAGCGTCCGTTTAACTTTCATCAGACGTGTTCGGTCGAAGCGCTGTGGATGTAGCGCCTCGTCAGCAAAACGCAGGAACTTAGAGTTGTCGTCGAGCGGTTTAGTCGTTACCGTGCCGTCTCTGTTGAGATACTCGTCGTGTGTCGATATCGCTGGATAGTCAATTATCTCCCACTGGTCGATCTCTCTGAGCATCTGCTCGTAGCGCTCGGTAACTTCCGCCTCGTCCATGCCGGACTCGCGGTTCATATCCTTAATCTCACCCGCCTCGCGCATCTCCTCGCGCATCTGCATGATCATACGACCTGCTAGATCATCGTCATGCCACCGCGTTTGTATGACCAAGACCCCCGCATTAGGGGCCAGCCTTGTATAAGCTGTCGAGCCCCACCAGTCCCATATGTTTTGTCGGATCGTCTCCGAATCTGCTTCCTCGGCGTCTTTGATCGGGTCGTCGACGATAAATATATGCGCGCCTTTACCGGTGATACCTCCACCGACACCTGCTGGAATATACCCGCCGCCTTTCGTAGTCGACCATCCTTCCACGTTCTCGTTGGTTGGATCCAGCTTAGTGTTTGGGAACAAGTCTTTGTACTTTTTATCACGTAGGAACGCCCTCACTTGGCGGGAAAATTTATTAGGCAGGCTCGAACCGTAGGATGCGGCGATGATCTCGTACTCAGGGAACTGTCCGAGCGCCCATGCAGGAAAATTATGGCTCGCTATCATACTTTTACCATGCCGGGGAGGCATGAACAGCATGAGTCTGGGGCTCTGGCCGGCCTCCATAGCATTCAAAAACTTCTTAAGGCGCCGACATATGTCCTCGTGCACCCAGCCGGCCTCGTAACTAGGGTTAAATTTCTTAATAAACTCGATCAGAGACACCCGCGCAAGCTGGCGCTCCATCAACTCGTCATTAAGCAGGTCGTCGGTCGACCTTATATGTTCTTTTTCAGGGTTTTTTAGTGCTTCGGCAGCTTTTCGCTCTCGTGCCAGCGCATTTCGCTCCTTCCGCTTAACTGCTTTCCTATCCGCGTTGGCTTTGGCTGTTTTTCTGCGCCTTACCTCATTAATCCCCTCCTGTTTAAGCTGGCGCTCCTGCTTTCGGATAGCCATCTGTACTTTAAGGGTCTTCTCCGGGCCTCTGACGGTGCGAAGAACTGCAACACACGCCGCACAAGTGATCATACGCGGGCCGTTGTGCATCTTGCCGGTCTCGTCGTACCATTTCCACTGGTCAAACGATTGCGCCATCTTCTCTCGTTTACATTCAGGACACTTTTTAGCCATCACTCCATCCCTGAAGTTCTGATCATAGCTATATAATACTGTCGTAAGTGAGTTTTCACCCTTCGCCCTCTTCTATCACGACCTCAAACTCTGCGTCGATGTACGCAGCGTCCTTATTCAGCCGCCTTAGCAGCTCCGACTCGCTCATATTCCCGATCTGGTCGAGCTGAGCTGCCCTATCTCCTGTCAGTGTGATCTCCTTAGTCTCAGGCGCGTGGTATCCCTGCATCTTGTTGATCTCCTGCAGCCCTCTGATCATAGCACTGGGGTCTGATATGATCTTACCCATATCAATCGCATCCTCGATGCCCTCCATCACCTTGTTCCTCGTCCATTTGGCCTCCTGCCTCTGATCTGCGAGCGCTTTTTGGATACGTTCACGCAGTGCGGGCCTCGTCTCCAAATCTCTGCACGATTCTCTCGGGTTTTTATACCCTGCGAGACGTGCAGACTGTGTTGGGCCTATCCCGGCTACCCTGTGAACCAGATACTGCTCTCTACGAGCTTCATCATCCTCTTTATTACTACCGGGGGCAGGCATTATGTCTTCTCCTAACAAATTACAGTTGGTCCGAGCGGAAACCCGGGGCCGTTAAGACGATCTTTATCAGGGAGGTTATCATCTGGAAACAACGGATGAGGAACGTCCCACGGATTTATCGGTACTACTGGTGGTATCGGCACTATCGGACCGGGTTTTATGTCCTTGCGGATCACTTTCTCCTGCTCAGGACGGAGAAGCGTCACCTTGGTAAACACCAGTGCCAAATGCTCCTGAATCATCTTCCACTGCGCCGTTGTCGGTTGCGCGTCGGGGCTCATCTCATTGAACCCCTGCAACCAATAAGCGAACTGTTCGGGAGTCATGGCTTATTCGCCTGTAACTTCAGCTCTATCCCGCCGTTGGCATGATGGTGCGTAGCGGCTCCTTGTGCAGAACCAGCGACTTTGTTCGACAGTCCTGTCTCTATCGTACCTTCCGCTGGCCACTCAGTAGAAACCTCAATATCTACACCACCCGGCACAACAGCGACTCCTTCGTCGTCGCTAACCGTAGAAACCTCAATATCTACACCACCCATCTCGTCCCACTCCAGCTCATCTAAAAACGCGTGGACAATGCTATGAAATAACAGGTCCTTCACCTTCTCAAACTCTGGCAGGTTGTCGTACTGCATCAGACAAGGATGGGTCTTAGCCTCGATATCCTTAGTTTCACCGTAGCCCCAGCCCTCATCGAGCTTATAATCCATCCAGTTCTCGTGCATCTGTTCCGGCGTAAGTTCTGGATTGGCAGCGAGTGCCTTGATACCCTGTATCGCAGAGTGCTGGATAATTTTGGGCGTTACTTCCCATGGCGTCTGGTCATATTGCTCGATCTCCAAACAATATGCGCGATTTGCTTCGTGAACTATTCTTGCTAGTGTTTCGATCTTCATAATAAAAATTCCTCGTAATTTGACTTCTCAGTTTACGAAGGTTCCGCTTTCGCAGAACCACCCTCTCAGTATTTAGTTCGGGGCGACCCAGTGTTGAGTGAGGGTGGTTACTCGCCACCCAGTGCCCCTAGCCCTTACGGGTTCCTCGGAATATACCACAAAAAATTTTAGAAAAAAAGTTAGAGGTGCCGATGGAGCTCTGATAATAAATAAAAAGTAAAAAGTACCAAGAACTGGGAGCGAGGTCTCGGAGTACCCCTCCCCCCTTCGGGTTCAACCCACCCCCCGCTTCGGATTCGGATTCTGCACCTAGTCCTAGGAGTCCCGTACTTCGTCCCACGTGTGTTGTCCGATGTCTCCTCACACTCAGTACTTGGCACTGGGTGTTGAGTTATACACTACCTTCGTGCTGTCGAGCATCGTGTGTAGATATAGCCATTCAGGTTATTGACTAACTCAGTCCGCGGAGGACACCATCATGACTAAGCACACTAAACAAGACGCATACACCAAGTACCTTTCAGGTTGTACCTTCCTAGGTATGGCTCCCGAGTTTGAGTACAAAGAACGTACTCAAAAGCAGATAGACGTAGCAACCGAAGAGTTGCGTAGCCGAGCACGTAGTGCTAAACGCAAAGAGGTAGTTGACTCTGCTTCACAGAACGCTAAGCAGTTAGCGAACTTCGTCCAACAGAAAGCAGGCGAATCACGGAAGTCAGTAATGGATAGAGCAAAGGCTCTAAAGGCTAAGGTGCCGTTCACTGTATCAATACGTTGGGGTAACTAAAAACTAAGGACGAGGCATAAAGCGCCTCGTCCTTATTTTTTTATTTGTCGGTCCGGGGAGCCGTGTGAGACCTACTCAGAACTGGGAGCGAGGTCGCGGGGCTTGAAAACAACACTCAATATCCGAAACGAAAAATGCTCTCCTATTGATTTTCGTAGAGATATAACTTTTTGCTGTCTAGTATCGTTAATATCATTAATAAGTAATCGCGGAGGTTACTATGTCTATCACCTTTATAAAACACGAAAACGCTTTGCATACAGTATATTACGCACTGCACGGTAATACCGATGTATATAGTGCGTATAAAGCACAGTGTATGTTCTTAAATAACAGTGTGCCTATAAAGCAACGCACACTAAACGAAATGGCTCACGACCTTGAACTTATGGAACTTGAATATGCCGCCGCATACATCCATCAAGACAATCCGGAACTCCTAAGTGACTTAGAAACAGCCATCTTCAATCTTCAAATCAATATCGTCGATATGGAAGAAACTAATGAGTGAATCAATAACTAGCCTAAAACTAGAACGCGCAAAGCTCAGCTGTCTTGTCGATAACGCTTTCGATACACCTAATCCTTCACATGCATTAATGGCCGCGGCCCTTGCAGGTGATAACAAAGTAAAACAACTGACTCGGCAAATTAACGAGTTAACTAATAACGAAGCAAACAAACATAGGACACAATCATGAGCATTACACATCTCATCTACTGGTATTCCTTCCATCGCTTTCTTGAAAGTAAGCACCGTCCTATGCATGCTAATCAACACATACGTAATCTCTTTGAAACAGAGAAACGTATGCTACTTAAACAATTATCGCGGAGATAATCATGGCTACAACAACAACGATATACGTCAAACAAAACGAACAGATACTTATCAACATACGTGGCAAAGTGCCTATGCCTCCAACCTTCAATGATTCATCACATGAAGCAGTACAGCATGCATGGGATACAGGCGCTCAAATGCGCGCACTCAATGGTCGTCGTCATTACGTAAGCAAAGCAACTATTAGTGGTGACACGCGCATCTGTTTCGTATGCGGTACGTTCTTTCGCTTTTTAGCAAATGCTAATCACTCAGAGACAGGGGAGCGTTTAGATGGATATAGCTCCTAACGACATCATCATCATCATATCAGCAGTCGGCTTGATAATGAGCCACTACTACTCTTGTAAACGATAGCTCGCGGAGGGCATATCATGAAAATCTATCTAGACACATTACGTGCTAATGGCTATACCATAAAAGTTACACACGATATATTACACATCGTACGTGAAGAAGGCGGACTCATTAAACCAGAAGTAAAAGAGTTCATTAGACGCTTCCCAATGAATGAAGCGCAAGCACAAGTTATTATTAATAACACAACCGCAGATATCAATATGGCTATTGTCATTAACGATATCACCATGGCAACACTACCAATAATAGATGAAGACGAGGCACTCGCATAATGCATCCATTAACCGTAATCGTAATGTCTGCTACTGCCCTTTGGGTAGCAGTAGGCATTGCCACTGAATGGCAACGTCTCAAAGTAATGAGACGTGCCAACAAAGAACTAGACCGGAGGGGCCTATGAGTAAAACTAACAAGCCACTTACATCAAATCAACACACCATAGATAAGTTGAATAGTTTATTCAATATCATGGTGCAACTTAAACAGCTCGATGGTGTGGAATGCACACTCATCGCTAAGCACAAGGGCAGGACCTTGGTCATTGCACCCAACCAGAGTCTGTCGAGGTTACAATCATGAAGAATTTCTTTATTTTTATAATATCTGGCATCGCTATGCTATCGCTATATATCATAGCAATGATAGCTACAGGATATTTCATGACCTACGGTTATGAACTGTATTATGAACTCAACGGCGAATACGAAGTAGAACAACCGCTCGACTACACATCATCTAATCCTAAAGTATCTGCGGAGGTACATTATGACTATTTTAACAATCGCATTTCTTACAGCACTCGCCTTCTTCATTCTCATGATGAAGATGGGTATTCGTAGATTCACGAACCATTCAGTTCTTACTGATGTAATCATCAGTGGAGGACTAACAATTATGTTCCTTGGAACATTTACTGGTATGGCAACGGCTCTAACAGCAGGTATATTCATCAGCCTGATGTTAGCTGTATCTAAACTGTTCATCAAAGTCTTCGGGAAGAAAGATGAAGAAGACTGGTATGAAGAAGAAGCGGAGGAAGTTCGATGGGACTAAGAGATGTTCTTAGACCGCAAATGCCTAAACCCTTATCAACCGATATCATGAGCGACACGGAGTTAAATGAACGTTCATTCGATGAATTCGTCTCTGGGACGATTGGCACTAATCCAGAAACACTCTTCATGGCCTTAGAAGATATGGGCACTGAAGAGAAGCGCAGGGAAGCGCTTGCGCAACTAATCGATTCAACGTCTGTTGATTAGCCATAGATAAAGTAAGACGTACAATACTTTTATTATTATTATGAGGATACACACATGTCACAACTTATGCATATCACAGCACTAATGACAATCGACACAGCATTCACGCTGTACATGGGAAAAGTAATGGGCAGTGCAACTGACCCATCTAAATTCCCCACTCCGCAACAACTTAGCGATACTACAGTAAAACTGTTGAGTAAAGCTGAACGTAACTTTGTTGAGAAGGCAGTCGATGACAATGGCGTATGGGCAGAAGTACCACCGGGCAAAGGTAGCATCTGGAATATACAGAACAATCTGGCAATTGCCAGTTACTGTACAGAACACCTTAACGATATAAAGATTGCACCGTCTGCATTACCATATGCATACAATGCAGTAATCAAGTCACGGGAATCTACAAAGCAGAATCCTGCAAAGCTAGTAAATATACACATCATCCCAGCATTACTGGAAGGCGAGTCAATCGATGACTTTCCTCCAGAAATTATGGACTGGGTTGATTTACGCTGTCGCTTTGCATTAAGTCCTATCATCAAATATCTTAAATCTTTGGGTGTGCCAATTGGAACACCTGAAGCATTTCAAGTATCTGACTGGCAGGAAGTCGTCGACTCAACCTTCTCCACTATGGAAGACCAGAAAGACCTGCCTACTGAAGATAGAGGTGGTGAATTAAATGTCTTTGCTGAAGCAAGCGCATCAAAACTCGATGTTGATTTAATGGCGATGGGCGGTGACGAACATGTTGACCTGTTCGCATCCAACTTCGAAGGCATCTACTATCTGAAAGATGCAGAACATGTCGCACAAGCCAAAGAAGCTCAGAAGATTATGAAGGGCTACTGGGATTTGTGCTACACATCTAAAAACCAAGGCGATGCATGCGTGCAGTCAATCATAACTGACATGCACGAAGGCATTAAAGACTTCAAAACACGCATGGAAGGCATGGAAGGTGCCGGCATCGTAATACTGGATTAATTGAGACCTTGACCTGGCCAAAAAGCGGCTAGGTCAAGATCACAATCAATCCATCGACTCCGCAAAATCCTGCATCCAATTATGTAGGTGGAGGGGCAGAAATGCCCCTTCTTTTTCGGCGGGGGCGCGGGGCGCCGTGGGACCTAAAACTGCCGATTGTCCAAATAATCAAAAAATGCATAAATGCGAAAAGTCTACCCTTCCCCCTAGAGCCGTATATATAAGGGTTATTCTGAGTACTCCATAGGGGCTACCCTAGTTATTGCATTTTTGCATGAAATGCATCAACACCAACATGCAGTAATGCAATATTTGCATTGACAGTAACATGAACACAAGCATAAGATAGTGGTTAGCAACAGATCTGTTGTCTCAGGTCGTCTAATAACGACTTTTTAACTAAACCACTTAAGGGTGACAAAATGTCAGATACTCCAACTTTCTTCGAAATAATCGCTCCACAGCTGCCCGAAAAGCTCCAATATGTGTGTTGCGCACTGTCCGAAGCACCCAGTTCTGATACTCCGTGGCCACCCATTACGTTAGCCCGTGCTGGGCAATTAGCACTCAACAAACAGAAGAGCAAAACAACTGCTTTTTACATCTCTACACAGATCTCAAAACCCAGTTCGAAGCACCAATTTCGTAACACCAAAGAGTGCTTTCATTCGCTCCATATGCTCGTACTGGACGACATCGGAACCAAGGTCGATCCGAACGATCTTGAACCCACATATATCATCGAATCATCAGCAGGAAACTTCCAATGGGGGTACTGCTTAGCAGAGCCAATTACCGACCGGGCATACGCCACTAAACTCGTTTGTGCCGTGTACGAATCATCACTCAGTGACGGTGGTGGCAAGATGCTTAACAAGTTCGTACGTCTGCCATTCGGTATCAATGGTAAGAAGGTTGGAAATATCAGAAACACCTTCGAAGTAACTTGTACTGAATTTAATCCAGACAATGTATACACACCAGAAGAACTGCTCGAAGGGTTCGGTATCGAATTAGATCCTACACTTGAAACTGCTAACACAGCCCTGCCCCACTTAAACGAAGAAGATAATGAAGAACTACCAACAGACACAGTACTCGGCTGGCTTGATGACCATAAACTCATCCAAGGCACCGATGGAGAATGGACACAAGTACAGTGCCCATGGCATAAGAGGCACTCACCCGGAGGCGGAGATACTGCGGGATATTCAGCTTATGGCCAAGGCTCCGTCAAAAATACGAGAGTCTTTAACTGCTTCCATGGACACTGCAGTGATAGGAGCACCGCTGACTTCCTCGATTGGGTGGAAACTCAAGGTGGGCCATCTGTACGAGTCTTTGACCCCGTGGCCGCGCTGGTTGAGAGATACGTCCTCTTGGAGTACTCGAGCGAAGTGGCGGATACACACGTTACAGCAGGTGCACTATACCCGGTGGTATCCCTCGCAGCTTTTCGTGCAGCGCACAGATGCTACGAGATGGGAGAACGCGGCGGTAAGCAATACCACGGAGAGCTATGGCTTGAACATCCTCAGACGGTAAGATGTAAAGGACGTGTCTACGACCCTTCCTGCGATTCAATAAAATACATCGCTGATGTTCCTTATTTCAATACATACCGCAAACCGAGCCACTCGCAAGCGAACGGCACACCCATAACGTTCCTCGAACATATCGAATGGCTCATACCTGATGAGACAGAATGCGCTCTGTTCCACGACTGGATTGCTCAGAAACTACAAAAGCCAGAGTCACGCTCATACGCTATCGTGATGGTAGCAGCACTTAAAGAAGGCGAAGAAGGCTATCGCTACGGCACCGGGCGCTCGACTGTCGGAGATATCCTAGCCAAAGTCTTTCAGTCAGGCGTATCCAAGATCGATCTTAAAGACATCACAGGCACTGGTAACTCCCAAGCCGTGTACAACGACTGGGCTGATGGTACACAACTATGCCTGATCGAAGAGACTAAAGAAGAGATCACATCATGGCGTGAAGACCACACTAGTTACGAGCAGCTAAAGAAAGTAATCGACACCCGCATGATCCCGGGAGTACGCGTTAAGCCTAAGTACGGCAAGATCTACGAGACGGATGTCTACTGTAACTTCCTGTTCTTCACTAATCACGAGAACGCTCTCATGCTGCCTGAAGATGACAGACGTTTCGCTTGCATAAGCAACGCTAAAGGACGACGTAACATACAGGCATACGCAGCACTACAAGCGTTTATGACCAACACCGACGATGTCGCTACACTATATAACTGGTACATGGCACGTAACATCGAAGACTTTAATCATATATACCCTCCGATGACACCTGCCAAAGCAGCTATGGTCGCAGGCGGTGTTAGTCTGCCTGAAGAGATATGGACTAACGCCATCAAACTGCTCAACGGAGACATCGCTACTAAACAACAGATCATGAAAGCCATCAACCAGTCATGTAACGAGTCCGGCGTCGACATAGTCATGACTAACAAAGTAATGGGCATGCTCCGTATGAAATGGAAAAACATGGCTGAAGTATATCCCGGCTGGCGTGTACTGTTCGATAAGAAACAAGTAGCCCCGCGCATAATACGTAACCATAAACAAGTGATAAAAATGTACACCAGTAAAGACATCAAACAATTACAGGAGATGATCAAACAGAACGAGGAGTTAAGTCTATGACTGCTACGCCTACAGACATGGTCAAACTTAGACCGCGGTGTGCGTTCTGTTTATACTGCGAGTTCCCTAAAGGCACACGCCTGATAGCACACCCTAAGAGATTACACATATGCTCTGACTGTTTAACAGACATCCGAGAGATGATGAAACAAGATCCTAATTATAAGCCGGAGACAGCATGATCACAGCATACGACCTATTTAAAGCAATGCTTCATAAAGTAAGATGCAGCAAATGCGAGGGCATGGGCGAGATCGATGACCTAGAACCGGGTGATATATGCGGGAACACACAAGTATGTCCCACGTGCAAAGGCTTAGGACTTGATATAAAAAACTTTGATGGCCTAGATACGATGATGGAGAACACACCAGATATCTCAGGCGAACTACCCTCGCAACACGAGCTTCAACAGATGCTAAACAAGGTGAAAGCGATATGAATAATATGAGCAAAGAAGAGATGGTCGACGTCGAGCTACGTGTAGGCAAAGAACTTGGACAAAAACTACACAATATGAAAAAAGACGAACTACTCAACGCGCTCATCGTACAAGTATTACGCGGTCGTGTTCAGGACGATACCGTCGAAAGTCTAGAAAAAGATAAAGAAGCACTGCAGAACCAATTAACTAAATCATGGGAAGCTATCCGCCAAGCAAGACGAATGGTCAACGCAGCTATGGAAATGTGGTCTTGAGTAATAAGAACCCTAAAACGTTTTTAATATCAGACCTGCACATCGGACACACTGACATACATATCAAATGGCGCAAAGAGTTTTCCAGTCAAACAGATCATGACGAAGCTATGGTCAGATACTGGAACGCAGCAGTAAGACCACGAGACACCGTAAAAGTCCTTGGTGACTTTGTCATAGGTCTCGAGAACCTGCACTACATAAGCGAGCTCAACGGTCATATACACTGGTTTCTTGGTAATCACGATCCTAAGATCACACGACAAATTATGAACGCCTATCCAAACGTACAGTATTGCGCCAGTGTCATGACATATAAGAACGCCGTGCTATCACACGTACCGATACACCCTATCGAGCTTGAGTACCGTAATTGGAGCCTCAACATACACGGGCACCAACACGAGAACAAACATCTAGGTAGTAGATATTATAACGTCAACGCTGATGTCATGGGCTACCACCCACGTGAATTTCATTCGATCATGCAAGAGGCAAACAGACAATGAGCTTTAAAGTAACTTACGAGATACACGGCATACCTAAAATTATACCGATGCGTACTGATCTCATGAAAATCATCAACGGCTTTTGGGTAAACCAAGACGGGCACATGGCGATCACTAATATGGATCGAGTGCTGTGGATCATGCCTCACATGATAACTGAAGTAAGGCAGGTGAAAAATGACACCAATACATATTAAATTATATAACGAAGCATTTATTGCAGCATCAGGACAATATCTAACTGATTATCTACCTGACGAATTCCCTACATGGGAGCGTGATCAGATGCATGAGTTTGTTAATGACCACGCATGGGAAGGCGTAGAGACCTTGCCTGCAGACGAGATCATAAGTCAAATATCACAAGCAGCTGACGCTATGGTACGTTTTTATAAAGAACAACTTGAAAAACTTAAAGCTCCCGTTCTCAACCTAAGTGCTACTAAACACGAGCGACGGGTATTCATACAAATAATTAACACAGCGGTGAAAAATGCCTGATATCAGTATGTGTCTCAATAGATATTGCCCTAAAAGAACGAGATGTCATCGAGCGATGGCAACCCCCTCACCTATACGTCAAAGCTATAGTGTATTTAAATATAGCGCTGAAGGTGTATGTGAACACTTCTGGCCTCTGAGTAAGGATGAAGATGTACATATTACAACGAACGATAAACCGATTGCTTTTACTAGGTAGCGCCGCGTTGGTCTGCTACACCCTCTGGGAAATATTCACATGAAAGAAGAACTTAACATCGACGTAAGCAGTACTGTACTAGTAGATAAAATCGACAATGCAGTACAGATACTTGCACAGAAACTCGGCTTAGCTACTGATCATTTCTACCCGATTATCGTACAACAACAAGTAATCGAAGCAATCACATATATAGCACTAATCATCCCATTTATATGGTTAACACATATTACGAAGAAATTATTTGACGAGACTAAAGGTGATGAGCGATTTGGGTATGCAGTACTATTTTGTGTAGGCGGTGTATCAATAGCAGCTATTTTAGCTGTAAATCTACCACAGCTATTAAACCCTGAGTACTATGCACTCATGGAGATTAAAGATTTCATCAAATAATGCAGACACCGGTTGGGGGAATGAACGGCGCCACCCTGTGTAAGTCGCCGTCTGGTATTGGGTGCACAGTAGCTATCCATGTAATGCCTGAACATCATCGGGTTCGAGACCCGTATCTGCGCCCAATACAAGCCTACTAAAATGAGACGACGAGTGCTTAGCTTAGGTATAAGCAAACCAGAGTGAACTCTATTTATATTGGCTAGCAGACACGTCATGACGTGAAGCTCCGTGGGTAGCTACTGCGCACCCATCCAAATACTAACTAGAGGAGCACACGATGCCAAAACTATACGAAGTTCTCGCTGTCGAGAATACCCTGCACCAAGCAGCTAAAAAACTAATGGATGAGAGCGTACGTTCTCTCGGCAAAGAAAACTTATTTAATGGTATGACTACCAAATTAAATATGTTCGATGCTGAGCAAGCACATCTTAATACTACTGAAACAGTTGAGCTAGTAACAACTGTTGACGAGAATCTTGATTACATCATAAACCCTATCGCCCAGTACTGGGATGCGGTTTTACAAAAAGACGCATCTAATCAAAACGCACGTGCAGATATCATAATTGACGGTACCGTACTTGCTGCTGATGTCCCAGCGACGTTTTTACTCGGACTTGAAAGCAAGCTCGGTGATATCCGTAAACTGTATGAAAAGATCCACACGCTCGCTCCCGGATTTAAATGGGTGCTAGATGAGCAAGAACGTCCCGGTACTTATAAAACAACAGCACCCGTACGTTTTAAAACAGAAAAAGATACTGAATTCCGTATTGTAGTTGCAGCTGATGAACATCATCCAGCACAGGTTCGCGAACTGCCTCGTACTCAGAACGTAGCACGTTATGATACCACTAAAATATGTGGCTTCTTAACACCTTTAGAAAAAGCAGTACGTATTAAACGTATCGACACATTATTACGAGCAGTTAAAAAAGCTCGACAACGTGCGAATTCTGTTGATCTAACAAATGCGCATATTGGCGAATATTTATTCGCATACATTAATTCTGGTGGATAATTCCCACTACCCTTTTGTGATAGCTTAATTAGGTGGCGTAGCCCCTTACTTATCTTTATATTTATCTTTATATGTAACCCGGCGTGACCATGAAATCGTTGCCGGCTCTGCAAATCAACTTTTCGTCACAACAGCTTAATAGCTAGACGAAGTAAATTCGCTTAAAGTCATAACAGTATTTTATGTTGTAGACCCGGGTTCGATTCCCGGTCTCTCGGCCAATGCGTTTTCTTGGAGAACGTATCGGCGAGAGGTAGTCCAGTGGCAGGATAACAGCATTACATTAAACTAAAACCTGTGGATAGACTATGCGAATCGAAATAGCTCATTTGTTATAGCTCATTTGGTAGAGCAATACACTTGTAATGTATCGGTAACGGGTTCGAATCCCGTTAACAAAACTGTAGGTGCCCCTGTTCCTAAGCGATAGGGCAGGGGCCACCTCTTAATTAACTAGAGAATCCAAGATGACTAAATTAAAATCAGGACCGCATATATGCGCAGATAAAATAATGATCGCTCCGGCAACACAGTCCATTACTACATCATGGCTACGTAAAGGCTATGAGCAACAAGTTACATTGCCTACAGCCAGTACCTGTATACATCAGTTATATAAAGCAGGTGCGTTGAAGAAAACAGGACGTGGGAGCTATGTAGCGATACCACAGAAAGTAGAAGCTTATTATAAAAATGTAACCTTCCATCCAGCACAAAAAAGCACCATTAAAAAAGTACAACAATCAGGATATATCGGAGAGGCCGCGCCTAAGCGCGATGTCTTCAGTTTCGCAGAAGAAGATACTTCAGCTACTCCGCCTGTCGCACACCCTGATATCGATATAATTAATTCGCTACTCGATGCAATAGCGACAGCAGAACCAGTATTACAAAAATACAAACGTATGTGCGAAGCCGCGCACAGCTAAACAACGAGAGAAGCATATGGCTATACATAATTTTTTAGCACATGTAAAAACTTTACAACGATGGGACGGGCGCCCGTTAATAGCTTCATTACACCCAGAATCAATAGTAAAAATACCTGTATTACTTACAGAAGATACGAAGATACTTTTTGATGCAATACGAAACGATACCCTTTTACCTTTTGAACTTGCAGACCTTATACACCGACGTCGAATATCTGGAGTAATAGATCGTATATCACGATTTAAACAAACACTATTAATAAAACGCATACTTATAAGTACCGGTGGTAACGTACAACTTGTACGTGCGATGTGTTACCACGCAATAGCTAAAAAAGACATGCTAACAAAAGACGTTAGTTATATGTTTAATTCTCTACGACCTGAACAAAAAGCACATTGCATAAGAACTCCTTTTTATACATACGCCGGCATACCTTATAGCCGTACAAAAGTAGTATATGGAGAATTTAATAATACAGTTCATAACGATGATATTGTAGATTCAATAACATATGTTCAAAATATAGGGACTTCTTCTATAAGAAGCACTCCCACATCAGATACATCCTTGGCAGATGCATTTACTCAGTCAGCAATTCGTATAGCTGACTGACCGTACAGAAGAAGCTAACACCCCTACCCTCGGAGGTAATAATAATACCGGCATGAAAGCAGGATATACCCTCAATAGACACCCGTACGCGGGCCACGATAACGACGACATCATTGTTAATGTTGACGTCACTAACATTGAAGCTGCATATGCAGATTCACCAACACTTACAGGAGCCCTAATGGCTAAGAATATCGAAACACTAACCCTCATCCGTGGTCGCGACGCAACAGGCATGACCAAAGATGAGATCCTTAATACAATCTCTGATTTAGAATCTCAAATCGAACGTTACACCGATATGAAGACTAAAACCAAAACAGCTGCTAAGAAAGTGAAAACTTTAAAAGCAGACATCAAAGCGTTGGTTACAGTTCTTGATGGTGATGCTGACGACGATGCAGAGTTCGACGCTGACGCGTAAGTAAGTAATACGGCACCTCGGAAGAAGCTACTGCTCACGAGAAAGTAATGCCTGCCCATGGGCGTTGCCGGAGACATGGGAAAAATTATGGGGAGGTTGTACTTCTGTGAAGTTTTTGTGAGCCTTAAACTGAACAGAGTCGAGAGTACAACCACCCCGCCCTATATGGGGAGATCATCTGAAATGAGGCACGACTCGCAAAGCCGTGCTGGGAGCGGGTGATCTTTCCACCAATGAGTAGTAAGTTCGTTACTCAAAGATAGCATAGCTAGCTAGTAATACTATCTCTCTTGTTTTTTAAGAAAGCTCTAATCTCTGGTTATATTGGAGAGCCTGATAATGTATTCACCCAACAGTGCCCGTATGGTCCTCGGTGGTCAGTTCGGTATAGAGTAATTATCATTTGGCGTATCGATGCGCCGAAGAGAACTATTACAAAAGTGGAACGAGCGAACTACAAGTACAGGTGTTTATCTGCACTAAAGCCCTCTAATCGGCGCAGCGTATGCCGATAAGGGGCAACCCAATTCACAGTTTTAGATTCGACGTTGTGCCCACTCGGTTACTGATGGAAACACCCGAGGGTAGCAACAATGCAGGATGTATATCGTAAGAAGCACAGTACAGCAGACAGAGAAACCATGAAGGCGAGGCATAAGACTCGTATAAACTGATTGGCAGACGGGTTTGGCAAGGTGTGTAGACTGCAGTTCAGAGTAACACTAACGCGCGTAGGCGAGAAAACTCCGAGGTAACAAGATGTATGAAACCCCTGTGACATTTCGTCGAGTCTAAATTTAATTAGGAAAAATACATGTTAACAATCGTAAAACGACTGAGTGCCGTATTGGCACGACCGCTGTATTATCCTATGTCCCGTCATGCGCAATGGTGCGTTTATGACACAGAGACAAAAACTACCGTTTACGGCCCAGTAACTCGTACCGCAGCACAGCGCTACATAGATGAGGAAGAAAAGATGTCCATTAATACCCACCACAATGCACTAGATGGGAAAGAAGAATTTCCGATGTTAATGCAAAACCCAATTTCAGGCACAGTATTCCTGATCACAGCAAAGAAACACACCGGTGCCTATACAGGTTTTATCTTAGCTGATACTACTTCTAACCCGAGCTCTATGGGTAAATTCTCTGATCATTGGAAAAAGAATTTAGTACCTTATATGGGCGAGATCACACTGTCTAACAACCAGTAAACTAATTCGGACTGCTCACCTTGCAAAGATGTACCATCTGCGCTCGAGACCTGTGTATATGAAATGTGAGACTAACTATACGCTGCTTAGCTGGTAGCATAATGCACGGCCCGCGAAGACCCATAAGACCAGCACTCTTCGTAGAAAAAAGACTGTCTGTATCGAAACCTTGCTCGGAGTCGATGCAGACAGCCCCACTTGTCCCTGTCGTCTAGCGTTCTAGGACATCAGGTTTTCCACCTGACGACGGTGAGTTCGAATCTCCCCGGGGACACCAAACAATAAAAGTTTTGAGAAGTAGAGTATCGACCTGAGAAAACGTAAGGGGTTCGTAACCCAAATGTACACCGCACTAGCAGAAGTAACGATCCTGCTCGCATAATACTCGATAGATGATCATATGTTAAACCAAAGTCGCATACCGTATGATAAGTATCCGCGACCGTTTGTAGGCTTTTTCTCTACGTTACTGTTCTGCTTCTCGAATTCAGTTTTGAAAGGTAGGTTGCCAACCAGCCTCACTTTTACATTCTATCTATAGCGCTGGGGTGTAGGAGTAATAGATATAAATGATGCAACGCACTCGCAGTAAAGCGTCCGGCTAGAGTGCCGACATCCGGACTGCTCCTCCGGGGCCACGTTCTTAATCTGCCTTTCAAATTCAATAACAATAAGAGATGCCTATGAAAACACTAGAAGAAATATGCGCAGACTGCCCTAGCAGAACGCTACTTCCAGATATCGCAGCGCTCATGCGACACATCACTACCCACTTCCCAGAAATTGCTAAACAAGTAAAACACGACGGTATGTCACCTATGTTTGCAGCTGTCGTAGTAATGCGAACACAAGCACAACTAATCGAAGAACTAGAAGACGAAAAAATTCCGGGAGTTAATTGTAATGAGTCTGATTGATACGTGGAGGCAAGTTCTTCCAGAAAGTAGAAAAAGGTATATGCACGATAATTTACGTCAGATTAATCACACCAAACTACAACAGATACGTATATTACTGACTGATATAAGCCTGCCTACGTTCGAAGACGAAACTACCGAATGCGCGGCAGTATTACAGAATCAAGTAATAGGTCATTTAGAAGCATTACAATTTTATATGTTACATAGTAAGTACTGGTGGCATATACGAGAATGGGTACGCTTCGTTGTAAACTATCACCGCCCAGTTCCTAGTGTTGCGTTTAATCTATACGCAAACTTCGCTGGGCAATTCCCTCATGTATCCCGCGAAGACTCGTCACGCATCGCTATAGTGATGGACATAGCCAAAGCTAATCAAGACGTACATACGACCATGAAAATTGGTCGTTATCTATCTAAGCAAACAAGCGCTCCAGAATCAGCACTGCCTGATATATCTAATGAATTCGCTACACGCAACAACTCATACATGCTCGAAGAAGCTAAAACGCCTGCTCAGATCCAGTGGGTATATGAGAACGGCCCATCATCCTGTATGGGCAAGACTATGTTCGACGGTGTATTTCATACACGTACGCACCCTACACATGGCTACGCAACTCCTGATATTAAAATTTTATACGTAAGAGATCTAAACAATCCCAACAGAGTAATCTCTCGCACAGTAGTCAGTGCTATAAATAAAAAATATATACGCATATTCGGCAACGCCGGCATAATGGTGCCGCTATTAGCAAAAGCAGATTATACTAATATGCGCAGTGGCGGGCTTAATAATCATCGATTACTTAAGATAGTAGAAGTCCGCGACGGAGTTACTAAACATGTAGGCCCTTACCTTGATTCAGGTAAACATAATATTCATGAAGATCCTGATGATGAAAAATACCTCATCATTAACCCACAAGGTGATCCCAAAACATTTGGTAAACATGTAGGCAGTACTGAACGCAGTTACACAGGCAAAGGTTTTATTGATACACCGCCCACTATTTCATGCCATCATTGCGGCAGCCATTATGCACAACAAGATATTACATTCCATGAACACGCAGGATACCACGCCTGTAGACCATGTATGGATCAACACATGGTAAGAGTGCTAGATGATGGTTTAGCATCAGTATATGTCGATAGCGTATATAGCGACACACACACCACCAAAATAATAGTAAACATACAGCATTATCTTACGGACACCGGAGAGCCTAAAATAAGAAAAGATGTACGTGAATGGTATTTCTTAAATGAAGAAACCTTTTTAAACGCCAACCTTCGCAAATATAGGAAAGAAGAAGACATATACCTAGCACCAGATGAAAGCGTATATATAGAAAACCATAAAATGTATGTTCTGACTAAAGAAGTAACATCATTATCATACACCGATAAAGTATATCTAAAAGAAGACTGTACAGTGCTTGAACATATGTATGTAGCAAATGAACATGTAAAAGACGGTGCTTTTAAATACACAACACTTGGTGGATTTGACACAGAAGAAATACTTAATGAACTCAGTTCATTTTACTTTGTTTCACTAGCAGATCCGAATATGAACAGGCTAGTAATCTCTCAAGTTAGTAAGAAAAACAAACCCGGATTTACTTCTTATGGCGAGTACTGGGAGAGCAGACAAAAAATTAATGCTAAGCGTGACCCATTCTCAGATCCACTACCCACAAAAGTTACTGCATATGTAATCCCTGATAATGCAGATAATAAATTATTTACAGGCAGCCTTCGCGGATATCAAAAATTTAGGACAAACAAATTGTGCGCACGTAAAATAATACATATGTACCCATCTAATACAATACAAGAAAAACCAAAGAAAAAACGCACAGCAACTATTGACTTTACTGATGGAGGCACAACTTGGGCAGCATTCGACACATCATCAATAACAACATCAACAACATCATCAACATTCTAAACAGAGGCCGAAAAATGAGTAGACGATACAGAGGTAGAGGTAGACGCCAAAATAGCATAGAGGTAAATACCGAAGTGGTTACTAAAGAAGTAAAGAAAAATACTGTTGTAACTAATGCAATAGATAAATTCGATCCGACATCAGGGACACCACGTACTGGCGGCGTAGCTAGAGCTACCAATGTAAATAAACCTCCTAAGCAAAACGAGCCGTTTAAAGCACCTGTAAATAAAACACTTACATACAAAGAACAAAAAATTGCAGACGCTACGCTCATACTACCGTCAGCAAAAGATACATCTGGCATACGAACAAACATTCTCTATCAAATATTATCCATGAAACGCCCTGCAGGGTCTGCAATGGAAGAAGAGATGATCAAAAAGTATATCGATGTACATAAACCTATCATCGATAAATTCGGCAACCGCTGTATACAAATTCCATTGAGCACAGGCGAAACCGCTAAAACAATGTTCTCATGCCATACTGATACTGTACATCGAGATGATGGATATCAGAAACTATATTTAGATACGACTCTTGAAGAAGTGTTTGTTGATGATAGTGGATGTTTAGGCGCAGACGACGGTACTGGTATCTACATCATGTTAATGATGATTAAGCACAAAGTACCGGGTACGTACTTATTCCATCGATCAGAAGAAGTCGGATGTAGAGGCTCTAAATATATTCTCGAAAAGAATGTCAAATGGCTAAAACAATTCGATGCATGCATAGCCTTCGACCGTAAAGGTAAAGACGAAGTAATCATTGCACAAGCTCCCGGAATTATCGCTAGTGATAAATACGGAGACGCATTAGCTGAAGCACTGACTGATAAAAAAGCAGGCACTAAATTCTCTACCAGCAAACTCGGTAGTATTACTGACAGTGGACAATATTATGAATGCATTCCCGAATGTATTAATCTATCAGTTGGCTATATGCGACAACACACGCCTAGCGAAACACAGAGCATCTCCTTCCTACAAAAAATACTCCCTATACTGATAAAACTGGACTGGGAAAAACTCCCAGTAGAACGTAAGGCAGGTCCTGCTAAGCCTAAATACGAGCCAACACAATATGGTACATATGGCCGAGGCGGACATAACTCTTATAACAGCTACCAGCAAAATAAACCAACTCCAGCTCCGGTTGGAGCGTCTGTATCAGAAAAAAAGCTGGCTATGCTGGTGCTCAGAGAACCGCGTGTTGCCATCGAACTATTAATCAATGCCGGTGTTACCGCTGACGATCTATGGACTGCTGAATGGGAAGCCCTCCAGTATGAAGCTGATATGTTGGGAGATTACTCGATGTACAATATGTGATAATATAGCGGCAGAAGATGTAAATAAAGAGGGTGAATATGAAAACAATTTCTGCCGCGTCGTACTCCCGGTACAACGTATTCTCACAATGCCGCCTGCGCGCTAAGCTGGCTTTCGTTAATAAGATCCCAGAACCCGATCGTGGTCCGCCGCCTAAAGGCATGAAAGAGTGGGCAAATGATCGAGGCTCTCGTATCCACGATGAAGCTGAGCGCTATGTTAAAGGCGAGACAGAAGTAGTCCCAAGAGAATGTAAGGATTTTAAACATGAACTTAACAAACTACGCACATTATATGAACGCGGTATGGTCATCACTGAAGAAACGTGGTGCTTCGATCGTGAATGGGAGCCGGTTGATGGCAAAACATATGATGACATCGCGCTGCGTATTATTTGTGATGTTACTGTGTTCTTGGATTCTACTACTGGTGTCATTATCGACTATAAGTCAGGCCGTAAATTTGGAAACGAAGTTTCTCACGCCCAACAACTACAGCTCTACCAACTAGCAGCGTTTTTAAAATATCCCGAGCTGGAAAATATATACGCTGAAATATATTATTTTGACCAAAACGAACTAACCTCGATGCACTTTAGACGCAGCCAAGGCCTTCGTTTCTTTAAATCGTGGGATGATAAGTTCGACAAGATGTTGACCTGCACATCATTCCCACCAAACGCAAACCAATATTCGTGCCGCTGGTGTCCCTATCGTCAAGATCGATCAGGAGACTGCAGTTTCGGCATTTACTGAGTTCGTTACATTTTAATGGGTTTCGGCTTCTCTTCCAGAGAAATGTAACAGCAGGGCAGGATGTTCCAAGACATCCTGCCCACCTAATTTTTGAGGGTAAAAGATGATCATCATTTCACGCAAAGCATGGTACATGCGCTTCTATAGAACTATACATGCATCGAATCCAGATAATTTATGTATGTTCGCCCGTAATTTTATTGGCGCCGTGCTTCTACATATATTTTTAGTGGTAATACTTGCGGGTATTATATGGTTCTTATTATTAGCCCCTGCCTATGCACTAGGCTTTTTCCATGACGGATTCATAATGAGCCTGTCATTAATAACTGATGGATTTTTATTAGCCATATTTATTCGAAGTTTTACAGAACAAAAAAGATATAAAGATCGCTGGATGAATGCGAATATACTACCTGAACTTAGAGCTCCGACTCTTTTTACACTACTATACAAGTATATTGTAGCTATACATGATAAAACCTGTCCGCTAATAAAAGTAGAATAATAAAAATGGCCATACTAAAACCGTGGAAGCATCAGAGCGCTACCATTAAAAAGTTTAAAACGATCGATCGTCGTTTTGATGCATCTGACCCTGGCACTGGTAAAACGCGAGGTGCTCTTGAGGTATGGGGAGATAGTTATAATAAAGGCGAAGGATGCGCACTCGTACTAGCTCCTAAGTCTTTATTAGAAACAGCGTGGCTGGAAGATCTTAATAAGTTCTTGCCCGGGGCTATGCCCTCGATCGCATATGCCCAGAACCGTGAGGCTGCTTTCAATGCTAATGCAGACATATACATCACAAACCTCGACGCAGTTAAATGGCTAGCAGGACAACCTAAAAAATTCTTTAAACGATTCGACACACTGATAATAGATGAGAGTACAGCCTTTAAACATCGCACGTCGCAACGTAGCAAAGCTGCAAAAGCTGTTGTGCAAAACTTTAAATATCGTGAGCTGCTTACCGGAACTCCTAATAGCAATAGTATCACCGACATCTGGCACCAGATATTATTATTGGACGACGGACAAAGGCTGGGAAACAATTTCTTCCGCTTCCGAGATTCGGTCTGTACACCTACACAGGTCGGTCCGTCGATCAACCACATTAAGTGGGCTGATAAAGAAGGCGCAGAAGATGCTGTCGCATATCTTTTAAAAGATATTACGATACGCCACGACTTCGAAGAAGTTATGGACATCCCGCCGAACTATACTCGTAATGTGCCATACGTAATGAGCAATAAATTACGTAAGATATATACTGAGATGTTAGACACCGCTATCGCCATGCTCGAAAACGAGGTAGTAACAGCAGTTAACGCCGCCGTAGTACGTGGGAAGTTATTGCAGATCGCTAGCGGGGCGGTTTATACAACTGAAGGTAACTATAAAGTGATCGATCCGGGTAGGTACGAACTAATCACGGATTTAATCGAAGAGCATCCACACTCTGTTACATTTTTTAATTGGAAACACCAGAAAGACTTGCTGGTTCAGCATGCACAGAAGAGGAAAATATCTCATGCCATCATTGACGGAACTACTCCTGTCGCCCAACGAAAGAAAATTGTTGACGCGTATCAAGATGGTGCTTTTCAAACGGTCTACCTCCACCCCCAAACAGGCGCGCATGGACTCACCCTTACCCGTGGTACGCGAACCATTTTCTCAAGCCCGATATACCAAGCGGACTTCCTCAAACAAGCACGTCATAGAATCTGGCGTGGTGGACAGACGAAAAAGACCGAGACGCTGCTAGTTGAAGCAACGAACTCTGTCGAACAGCTGGTGTATGAACGTCTCAATGAAAAGAATGCACGTATGGTTAGCCTACTAGATATATTAAAGGATTCAGAATGAACCCTAAAATAAGATGTGAAATAAGCAACTGCAACGTACGTCAGACCTGCGCGCGTACACGCGTACGAAAAAGCGAACGTCCTCATGTATTCGGAGCCTTTGAACCAATAGGACCTACTCGCCATAAAAAATGCGAACACTTTATACTTAAGAAGCCAAAACAAAAATAATAAGAAGAGTGCTCATGACCGTAAGTAAGATAATATTTGTACTCGGTATCGCTGTCCGAGTGCTGATCATCGTTGAGAACATTCGCCGAATGCGGAGTATCAATCATGGCAAATAAAAAATTCAAGCGCATCGTCGGACTCGATTTTGAGACCTACTATGATCAAGAATATACCCTGCGTAAGATGTCCAACACATCTTATGTACGTGATGAACGTTTCAAGGTCCAGTGTGTAAGCATCCAAACTGATCGCCAGAAACGACCTAAGAATTATCACGGTAAGGGTATAGCAAAAGCGTTAAACGCTATCGACTGGAAGACTACTGCACTGATGTGTCATCACACGCAGTTCGACGGTTTCATCCTTTCTCAACATTACGACATAATACCTGCATATTATATGTGCACCTTATCTATGGCGCGTCCCATACATGGCGGTCAAATACGAAACAGCTTAAATGAGCTGGCTAAGTTCTATGGACTGCAAAATAAATTAACGGACGTGTTGGAACAAACTAAAGGTGTACGTGATCTGCCCCCTGAGCTCCGACGGAGTCTCGGCGCGTATTGTGATGTTGACGTCGAGATCATGTGGGGGATATTCCATAAGATGCTGGTGAAGTATCCCGACGATGAGCTTGATCTAATTCACCGCACTATATCTGCATTCTGCGATCCAATACTAATAATCGATAAAGAGATCTGTCAAAATGAACACAAACGAGAACGACGTAAACGTCAACGTATCGTTCGGGAAACCGGACTCACACTCACCCAACTCAGAAGTCGTAAAACTTTCCCTGAAGTTCTCATCGAAGCCGGTGGCGAGCCTCCTCAGATTCCTGACCCAAAGCACAAAGGTCAAACCAAAACCACCTTCAATAAAAACAACCTCGACTTCCAAGCCCTGTTCCACCACCCTAATAAAAGAGTCCGACAGTTAGTTAGAGCTCGTCAGATCGCTAGTAGCTCTATCGATGCTACCCGCGCGCTTCGTATCCTCGAACATGGCAACCCCACTCTCCCTATTTATTTAAACTATGGTAAAGCACATACGTTACGCTGGTGTATGCCGCCTAATGCTGAAGTACTCACCCCTAAAGGCTGGGTACATATGTTTAAATATGATAACCAGCCTATTATGCAATGGGAAGAAAACGGTACATTAAGTTGGTGCAATAATGCAAGTATGAATCGATTTTTATTCGACGGAGAACTGCATGTAATAGATAGCCAGTATGTAAAAGGCGCGTTTACTCCAGAACATAAAATGCCTTTATTTAATTCTAAAAAACGCTTTGTTGTACATACTGCAAAAACAGCGCATGGAAGACACTTAACTATACCTAACACGGGCGTCCTTCATGGAAAAAATATAGCCGTTGATGAAAACATACTACGTTTACAGATAGCTTTCCAAGCAGACGGCTCATTCCATGGAAATAGAGTACGCTTTAAATTTAGAAAACACAGGAAAATAGAGCGCTTAAAACAAATATTAAACGATGCAGGTATCTTATTTAGAATAACTAAATATAAAATACCTCAAAAAATATTATCTACGTATAAAAAAATAATAGCTACGCATGAAACAGAAGTATCTTTTCAATACGACAGAATACTAGGGCTAGATAAAAACTTTTCATATAATTTAATGAACCTAAACCTTCGTTGTAGGAATATCATATTATCAGAAATTAAATACTGGGACGGATGCGATAAAGGCAAAGGTTTTGTGCAGTACAGCACTACTAATAAAAACAACGCAGAAATAATACAAACACTAGCTAATATAACAGGGAAAAAAGCGCATATATGCATCGAAGAAAAAGAGAACCCTAAATGGGCGACTAAATACACTGTAGGGTATGGTAGTCGTTTAACTAGCCGCACAAATGCCGATCAGTGGCATATGCGAGAATACTCTGGAGCTGTGTACTGTCCCACTGTTGATACTGGTTTCTTTATTGTTCGTTACAGAGGAGCAATACATATCACAGGTAACAGTGGTGGCGATAAAATGAATGCCCAGAACTTACCGAGGGCTTCTAAATTACGTAATGCCATTAAAGCACCGCCGGGATATAAGCTAGTTATCGTAGATAGCACATCTATAGAATTACACGTCGCCGCAACTGTTGCCGGCGAAGAACAATTAATAGAGGCCTGCCGTGACCCTGCCCGTGACCCTTACTGTGAATTCGCTTCGGAATCTATCTATCATAAGCCGATCAACAAAGCCGACCACTGGAAGGAAAGGTTCGTGGGAAAAGTGGGGCTACTCTCGCTGCAGTATCAAACAGGGCATAAAAAACTCCAGCATACGCTTGAGTCCGGTGCCATGGGAGTTGCGGTATCTTTTAAAGATAAGACTATGTACAAGAAAATTGTCACTGGTTATCGGCAGCGATATCAAGCGATCAATCAGGCGTGGACGGACATGGACCTCATCATAAACGAGATGCGCTGTGGGCGCTCAGGTGACTACGGCCCTATCTCATATGATGGGCAATATATACACCTGCCCAATGGGCTGTACCTTATGTACCCTAATCTGCGTACACGTGTTGATGAAGATTCTGGATACATAGAAACAGTCTATGGTTCAGGCAAAGGCAGCAAGATATACCCCGGCCTATTATTTAATAACATCATCCAAGCACTGGCTCGAATAGTAGTGTCTGAACAGATACTCATGGTAGAGGAAAAGTATAAAAACGTATTACTGGTACACGATGAACTTGTTTGTTGTGTACGCGAACGCTCAGCTAATCGTTGCTTCAAACAGATGATGAACGCGTTCCATACGCCGCCCAAGTGGCTACCCGAGTTACCGGTAGCCGGCGAAGGCGGAATCGTAGACTATTATCAGAAGATGTAATTATGGATATAAAAGAGGCTGCACGACAAACTAAAACTACAATGATAGAACCTATGCGGGAATATAACTCGATGTGTAAAGAGGGTCTATCTAAAGCACATATTATATGGCTATTAGACGGTATTATCTGCGGGTATATTACTGGAAATAAAGCCCAGCGATGGCTAGGCTGGGCGCAATGCGCTGTATGTGTGTTTGACGATACTACATTAGCAGAACTTAAAGAAATTAACCGTGCAGCAACGTCAAAGGGATAAGTAAATGATCGAAGACCTAAGCGGAGCGATGGACAAGATCGCTACAGAAACTGTTAAACGTTCTACTGAAGCAGAGCTGGCTGACATGGCTTACCAGTATCTATACCTAACTATGGAAAACTTAAATACTGATAACGAGGTTGCAGACTTCGCTAAAAAACACGACGTAAATATCAAGGAGTATTTATTGCCATGAAACCTGACTTTAAATTTAGCATAGGCACCATTAGCGACTTGAGACTTGTCGGATATGTCATCAGTGTTAACCATGGGTGGTATACTGCTGCACATCTACTAACTACACGCCAACGAAAAGCGCTCACTAAAAGTAAAGAGCTGCGGGCCCGCTTAAAGCAGGACCTAGAACAAAGGTTCTGGAGACATATAGGTGCTAAATGAGTACAGTAACTCCGAATGGTTTAGAACACTTCCTCTTAGGTAAATGGGAGCCGTGCAAAAAGCATAAGTACTCTGAAGCTGGAGCTAGGATTACTCTCAGCAAAATGAAGTACGCCCGAAAGAAATTTAAACAACATAAAAAACGTAAAGAAATGAGAAGCTATCTTTGCAAAGAGTGTCAATCATGGCACCTAACGAGTATAAAATAATGGCAGATAAAAAAGGTCCCCTCCTAAAGAAACTCATCAGTAAACGTAATGAGATACGCGCCGCTGATGAAGTAGTCAAAAAATACAAAGAAGAATACGACACATTAGCGCAACAGATGATCGAGATCATGCAGGCAGAAGAAACTACTTCTACTGGCAGTGATGTCGCATCAGCGAGCTTGCGCTTTACCAAAGTCGCTCAGGTCACAGACTGGGAAAAATTCTACCGGTACATCTCCCGTAACAAAGCGTTCTTCCTGTTGCAGAAGCGAGTGTCTGATCTCGCATATCGAGAGCTGCTGGAAGATCGTAAAGGTCGAGACATCCCCGGTACTGAGCCCTTTGTTAAAATAGGTCTAAATCTAAGAGTGTCTAAATAATGACGCCCGAAGAAGTACTCGCGTACGTAGGAATATCCGTTATAGTAGTTTTGTTTACTACATTAATAACTGTAATATGCGTACTCGTGATATAATACCAAGAGAAGCCAAACCAAAAAATATAATAAAGAGGTACTCTTATTATGGCAAAAGCCAACTCCAAAGAACTCGCTAATGTCACTGAGCAACTAGCTGCTGAAGCTGCGAGCATCGCCGATAGTATCGGCAAACCATCGACCAACCAGATTAAAGTGCGCGATAAAGTGTTCACATTACCTGATGGTCAAATCATCCAAGCGCCGCTTCAGATTGTTATTATTGACTTCATTAGTCAGAATAAATTCTATGAAAACGCGTACAACGAAAACAACATCGAAGCTCCAGCCTGTTTCGCTATCAGCAAAACCGTTAGCGATATGGCACCTAGTGAGAACGCTACTGATCCACAAGCAGACGATTGTAATAGCTGCCCAATGAACGAGTTTGGTTCTGACGGTAATGGTAAAGCATGTAAGAACACTCGTGTACTTGCAGTTACGCTGCCTAATGTAGAAGGTGATGACATTTATACTATGTCAGTAAGCCCTACTGCTATCAAAGCGTTTGATGCATATGTCGGCAGTATTGCTAAGATGTTTAAAGCGCCGCCTGTCCGTGTTATTACAGAAGCGATGTTCCATCCTGAGAAAAGCTACCCATCACTCATGTTCGGTAATCCACAGCCTAATGAAAATTATGCTGAAGATTTCGCTCGTCGTAGTGAAGCGGAAGATCTATTAACTGTTGAGCCTGAAGCTACTCCGGCAGAAGCCCCTGCGGCGAAGTCTAAAGTAGTGAAGAAACGCACCGTTAAAAAGAAAGCGACACGTCGTCGCTAAACAAGTAAGTATGGCGAAGGAAATTTTCCTTCGCCTCCATTTTATCCCAAAAGGAGGGTGAGATTATGCCACGCGCACAATCCAAAGTAATGTCCGCTGCGGACAAAAAAGTAGCAGTAGCTGATGCACGAGCAGCAGTTAACGAAGCAGCTGACGATCTGAGAGCTCAAAAAGCTCGACTGTCGCAAGCAAAGAAAAATGTTACATCCGCAAAACAGGCACAAAAAACAGCTGAACGGGCTGTTGCCGCAGGCACCAAAGAAGTAGCTAAGCTGAAGAAAAAAGCTACTGCCGTTCGCTCCGCGAAATAGGTGTAAAATGACCCCTACATATATTGTAGGGGTTATTTATTATGGCTAAGAAATACACAGTAATGTGGGTATGCGAAGTACTAGCGGAGAACCCTAAAGACGCGGCTGTCATAGCACGTCAATCTATCGCTCATGCTCCGTACAGCTATTTCGATGTATATAATCCGACATCCGGAGAACTGCCTCATCAGGTGGAAGTTCCGAATGATGGTAACTATCTCGAATGTAGCAACACCTCAGATTACTATCCGCTCGCACCAAAAAATAACCAACAACAATAAGAGCTATATATGAAAGAGCAACTATCTGTCATGGTGGATTTGGAAACTCTTGGTACGCACCAAGACGCCATCTTCCCCATCATAGGTGCCTGTATATTCTCACTGAAAACTGGTGAGATAAAAGACATCTTCTACGCACACATAAACCAAAAAGACCAACAAAGCTTAGGTAGAACGACGACCCCCGCCACCATTCAATGGTGGACTCAGCAATCAGATGGAAGAATTTTCAAAGTACATACCTAAGAAATCGCTTATCTGGGGCAACGGAGCTACCTTCGATGTCTCAATGCTAGAAAACGCCTATCGCATGCTAGAACTCCCCATCCCATGGATGTTCTGGGATGTGCGAGACGTACGTACTATTGTACAGCTCGCGGCAGCTTTACCGACAAGCAGACGCGTCGAGAAATGTGATGTGCCCTTTATAGGTGTTCCTCACAGAGCTGACGACGATGCAGTACATCAAGCTAGTTACGTAGCAAAAATGTATCAGGCGCTTACTCGTGGCTAAACCAGAAGCAACGTTTGTACGATACATAAACACTCGTATCAATACAAACATCCACGTGCAATCAATGTACACACCGTACACGGCAGGGACGCCTGATTGCTACTACGAATCACGTAATATGGCGCTGTGGATTGAATATAAATACGAAAAACAGATGCCTAAAATATACCGACTATCGCAGAAGCTTTCAGCCCTACAAAAATGCTGGCTAGAACGCGCATATAATAATGGGATTAACGTAGCGGTAGCGGTAGGCTTCGGCAGAAACGAAGTGGTGAGCTTTATCGATCTCGCGTGGGACGAAGAATATACGCGCGAAGAGCTGGAGCCCCACATAGTTACACGTACCGACTTTATTAAAGGTATCGATGATTTCATGGCAGGTAACAGCATGGTTTTAGGAGGTATGTTATGAATTGCCAACAACCGCCTGAAAAGTACTGCATACACATGGTCAGATTTGACGAGGTATGCCCTTACTGCACACACGAAATACCGATGATGCCGAAGGTTTCTAATACGCGTATAACTCAAACAACCCCTGAAAAGGAGCCCCCTATGTCCTCACCGGACCCTAAAGAACACCCTGATAATACAGACAGTATAGCGCTGACCCAAAAAGAAAAAGACATGTGGGACGTAGACCCTGTCGCACGTAGCACTGAGCAGCCGGCTGCCGATATGGTCAACCATCCACCTCACTATACTCAACACCCTAGCGGCATAGAGTGCATACAGATAACCGAGCACATGGGGTTTAATCTGGGTAACGCGCTTAAATACATCTGGCGTGCTGATCTTAAAGGCACATCTGACCAAGATATGCACAAAGCTATTTGGTACATAGAACGGGAGTTAAAGAAACGTGAACGGCAGGATACACATAAAACGCAAGGCCTTGTTCGCTGAGGTAACGCTCATCTTTAAAGACGCTGACGGTATTCCTCGTACGGCGACAACGACGATGGATAGAGATGTTAAGTCCACAGATGCTCGAGTGGTTGAGTTCAAACGACGAATGTTACAGAAGGCTAAAAAACAATGAGTAGATTTGACGAAACACTAATAACTGCGATGCAGAATGGTAGCCCTCAATGTCGCAGTATTACAGAATGGAGCGCGATCACTAATACGCGATCAGATACTATTTTAGCTCGATATACTCGTACTAAGAATACGATATGTAATGAGATGGTCGTAGGGCTTATTAAGCCTAGATTTAACGAGTCTCGCACTAAGCAGCAGCGTAAAAGCGAGTTAAGTGCTTATGCTGCTAAAGAAAGGATGGGGTTTGATATACGTAAAGCGTTTAATATGCGTTCTCTAGCGCTGACCCCCATCAACGTAGAACTTAAACCAAGCAGCCGCAACGGTAGTAATCGTCACAACAAAAGCTGACTGTTCAGTAGTCGGTATCTCTAACGCCATGAACCATGTATTGGCTTCGTACATCCCATATAAATAAAATATACTAAACAGCCGTGGGAACACTCGGTAAGTAGATAGTACTTCAGTCATACCAGATGTTTTACGTGGTGCACACTGTCCGGTTGGTTGCAGTGCTTCCCTTGTAGGATATTAAAGGTATCAGTCCTACGCCTGCAATCACCCATTATCTTGTTCGCTCTTTTACGGTACGGATCTCTCCACCATAAGTACAGCAGAAAAACCCCCGCCACTAACGCCCAGAACACCCCGATGTACTCACCCATAATCTCTGCTCTTACTATTTAAAGTATATATCTAGTATATGTTTAGCGGCATATGCTGTTATAAAACCGCCTATCACTAAATACACTAATATTCTTTCGCGCCATTTCGCCAAATCATGTATCTCTGACTTCAGCTCCATACGACACTCTTGGTTCTCAGCTCTGATGCTGTCTACCTTATCTTTCAGCGCTCCGACTTCTATCTCGCAGTGATAGACTTTCTCGTCGATACGCCCCACCCACTGCGCGTCCATCTTAACCATATCATTTAAGCCCTAAGAACTTAGCTACGGATAGGGCTTTTCTGTGCGCCCATGTCAATTCTGGTATCGTCTCATTAGTAACCGCCGCTCCTGTGGTTTCATCCACGAACTTACAATTACCTCTTGCTACCATTGTACCACCGCTGCAGCTCGAATCAAAAGTTAATGACCCTTCTGAGACCTCTACGGTCACTGTATCAGTAACTTGGTTACAGTCTTTTATCGTCATACCGCCGCCGTTCTTGCGCAGGCTCAGTTTACAGGTGCCAGCAGGGCTCATACTAATAGTAGGGCGGCCTAGCCCTGCGATAGCAGACACACAGCCTGCCAACAGCACTGTTGCG